TTCGGCGCGGGGTGGGGTTTGGGGTGAGGTCGGTAGGGGTTTGTTCCCACGCCTTTGGTTACAGCTACGGTGCGCTGGAGCTAGCGGGCTCGCCGGGTGTCCTGGGATAAGGTGGTCGGCTTCTAGCGGGTCGGCGGGGGTCGGGGGTCCCTTACAGATGTGACAGATAGTCGCGGATTCTAAAAGGGCTTTTCTTCTCGCCGGATAGGTCCCGCCGTATAGGGACCTTTTCTTAGCTCGCCGTTCTGGGGTGTCTCTTGCCCGGTCTGTTGCTCTCTGCCTTTGCCCCCGGCAGTCATCACACCGGCTGGGGTTACGGGTTAGGTTTCCACAGTCTAGGCAGGGGCGCTTGAACTTTGTCATAGCTTGTGGACTGTGCCCCGATACTCCACGCCTTGCTCTAGGGTAAATATCGCCATGCCGGGTGTGCTGTCCTCCCCTGCGATTTGCCGGAACCAGTTGGAGCCGTTGTCCATTGTTGGTCCCATTATCAGGAACCTTGAGGTCCCTTGTGGGGTCGAGCCCATTTCTGTGACTCTAAGGTGATGGAAGTGCCCGTGGACTAGGACCGTAGCGTTGGCTATCGGTTGGCTCCCAAAGGCTTGCTGTCTCCACCAGGTTGCCATAAGGTCGGGTCGGCGGGCTTGGTGACCGTGAGCTAATCCAAGTATGTGATAGCCGTCATCGAACACGTCAATAGCCAGGGATTCATCGTGGGGTTGTGGCTCCAAAAAACGCACATTATTTGCATTAGTTTCGTTGGCTAATCGGGCAAGCTGACGCCCAATAAATACGCCCCAGTCATCGGTAGACTTGCCGACTGCCTTTCCTTGCCTTCTCCATTGACAATGGTTAGAGCCCACAGATGCGTAAGTCACTTGTGGGACCTTTTCTGCGATTTCTCGTAGAGTCCTCCAGGCAAGAGTGGTCGCCAGGTCCACCTGCTCCATAATGCTTAGGTCGTTGCTTATTGCTTGCTGTGCCGCATTGGCGTTGTCGAAGTTTTCAATCGTGTCCCCAAGGTCGCAAAATATGACCTGTTTGGGATTCTCTACAGCGATAGCCTCCATGAGCCTTGCCGTAGTTTCACTTAGCCTTTGGATGAGGTCCTTGGTCCCGCCACGGTGGTCTACCTTCCCAACTTGGAGGTCGGACCACAGAATGACCAGAGCTTTGTTTTTTGCCTTCTGCTTCTTGGGCGGTTTGACCTTTTTGTCGGCTTCAGCCAGGAGTAACGCCAGGTCTATCCCTGACCGCTTTTTGTGAAAGGTAAACCGGTAGCTGGTTAGCCAGACCAGCTCGCCATCTTTTTGCTGTTGCCAGCGGGAAGTGCGGACCGGCGGGATTACCTCAATGTCTGCCGGGTCCAGTCCGGCATCGAGCAGAAACTCGTCAAAGTTTTCTGGTTCTGACGCGTAACCTGGGGTAACTACCTCGCCGACCAGACCATCGAACTCTACGCCTGGGCGCACCTTTGGCGTTTTCCCTGCGCTAGGTGCCGACTCCAGGTTTTCTAGCAAGGGCAATCACCTGCTCTGTGCTTCTCGATATGGTATCTGGGCAGTTTGACTTTACGCTCGGCAAGCGCCTTTTCCAAACCGGTAGGATTCCAAACCATTGGGCTCCCCAGAGCATCCATGAGAATTGTCCTATCGGATTCTTCAAGTTGCTCGGATATGATTTTGACCCGGCAAGGTTTTGGGTTAGAGATTGGGGTCAGTCCTTCAAGCATCGCCTTTCTTCTCCACTCTTGAAGCAAGTACTGCGGCTAGCAGAACACCGGCGCATATGAAGCCAAGCACCTTTGTTACGGTTTCTGCCTGGATAGCCAGGAGAACGTAGATGACCGCCATTGAGGTTAGGGTCCCCCGGACTGCGAGTGCCATTAGAACGGTGCCTCGTCATCAAACATAATTTCAGTCCCGCCAATCTGCTCGACTACCTTAGCACCTACATCCTGCTGGGTAATCTCTGCGTCATTCACGTGCCCTCGGGCGTACCTTATTTCCTCGCCCTGGTCATTAGTGAACCTTTCCATCTTGATGGAAAGCTTGCCGTCAATCGTCACAACATCACCTTTGCTAGGGGTATGTTGGGTCCAGACGGTCCACTTCTCGGCAACGTCGTCACCGTTGCGGGTCCGGTACTTGGTTTCGCACCAGAACCCCTTTGAGTCGAATACGCGAGTGACCTCTGCGTTTTCAATGATTACTTTTGCCATTTGCTATCTCCTCTAGTTCGCAATCCGGGCACAAAATATGCCCGTCATCATCCATAAACGGTACGGGGTAGGGGAACCTACAACCGTGGCACGGGGCAAGCAACCCGGCACGCTTCATCCCCATAAGGAACTGACCCAATATTGAAGCCACTTCATTAGTGTGGTCGTGTTCTTCAGATTCACCAGACTCCATTTTTACTCATCCTCATCTCTGTAAGCATCCTATCAAAGGATTTCACATAATCCTCGTGTTGCTTCCGGGCTTTTCTGGTCGGTTCACTCTGGTATTTCCAATAAGATTCCCCAATGGCGTTGATAAGCCGTTTTATCCTCAGTTGTTGGGGGTGGTCGGGGGATTCCGGGTGTATTCGATTCACTTGCTCTCCATTTCTTTAGTGCCCGAACTCTCCGGGCTGGCATTCGTAATGTTCCCCAATGTCGTGTAGGTCCTTGACCCATTCTCTGGGACCACCGACATACGGGGACTTAGGGGCAACCGGCTGAGAGCCCGTAGACTCCCTGACCGGATACGGCGCATCCTCCCAGCCTTCCCGATTCAGCCAGGTTGCCGGGTAAGGGATGAACTGGGTCGGTGGCAGATTCGGGTCGGTAAGCATTTTGTCGAGCCCGCCAATAATCGCAAGCGCCTGGTCCGCTTGGCTCAAGAACGCCCTGCGAGCTGAAGCCTTCCCCACCTTCCGGGGGTATAAAGACCAGAACCTATCGAACAGGGCAAGCTTTGAATTAGTATTCTTATCATTAGTATTCTTAGGGGTCGGATTCACCGGTGTCGGATTACCCGCTATCGGTGAATCCGCTATCGGTGCCGAAGTGACCCAGACGGTATCCCCGAACTCACCCGCATCGGTGCGATTCTGTATGCGGGACAGGTACCCAAAATCCTCCAGCTCTTTCACCGCAGAACGTATAGCATCCTTACCGCAGTTGTTCACTTTAGCCAAGCTCTGTATGGACACGCTCCAGCCATCGGCGTGGGATAGCAACTGGGCGAGCAAACCCTTAGCCTTCAAAGACAAGTTCGTATCTCTGAGCCAGTCATTAGGTATCTGTGTGAAGCGCCCTTCAAAGTCCAAGCGCTGTCTTACAATCGGCATAATCCCCCAGGATTCTTTTCTCTATCTTAGAACGTGGCACCCTCAGTAGGGGAGGCTCGCCGGGGTCCGAACAATTCCATTCCATAATCGTCATCGAGCAGGAACCATGACGCAAGCCGGGGAACCCAAACTGGCGCTGTGGTCGGGTGCTGACCATTCCGTAATTTCCAACCCATCTCCCTAGCTCTCTCAGCCGCGAAAGCATTTGATTCAATCAGCCCGTTGTAAAACGAGCAAAGCACCAGAATGTTAGCTGGCTTGTCACGCTCTTTAGAGCCACCCATCCCACGGTTCAATCTATGGTGAGGGACAGCAGTATCGGTATCCCCACAATGGAGGCAACCCTTATCCCTCGATAAGTATCGGTTGAACATTCTCTGGTTCATGAGGCCAATACACCACCTCTCTCAAGGCAATCACGGTTCGAGCTTTTTCCTTATCCGTAAAATACTTATTGAGGTTCAGCTCAACAACCTGGTAATCGTCACCGTAAGCTGAGCCGTTCAAGGCATCAAGGACCAGTTTTGCCATATTGTCCAGGTCACGCCTGCGTTTGTTGCCGTTGTAAAACTCAATATCCACAAGTACGCAGTTCTCGAACATTTGTTCACCCAATGCCTCCCAAGCGTGGCGGACTTTACGCTCCGCCACGATGGTTTCCTTGGGGGTAAAAGTGCCATGGCTAGTAACCCTGGGTCTTTGCTTGGACCGGGGTTCCCCGGGCACAGTAAATCTGACCACTCTTTCAGGCGGGACCCCCTGAATCGGACTGACCAACCAGCCATCAGTCACGATTGGAGGCTCCATTCCATCCTTACGAGCGCCGATATCGAACGCCCCACCTCCAAACGGTCTCTGGAAGCCCTCAGAGCCCCCTGGCAAGCCCGATACTTCTGGTCGGCTAGTTCGGACTCGAATAAAAGGTTTGCCGTCTCCAGCTCTGCTGTATAGCGCCTCACATCCATAGGTGCCCCCTCAACAGACAGGAACGCACGAGCATAAGCCACCTTCAAAGCTGTCCTGGCTTTTGTAGCACCCTCATCAAGCCGGGCAAGCTCATCTGTCTTGGTCTGAATATCACGGGAGATAGACTCCAGAGTCGCAATTACATCATGCGGGGTCAGGTTTGACATTCCGTGCCTTCTTGGTTCGATTGCTTTTTAGCAACAGATTCAGCTGATAGTAATAATCCCAAACCCAAGCAGTTTGCCTTACCTCGGGCTCTACTCTTACCCCGTCCAGGTGGCGGACATAATTGCCCGCCACCCGAAGTAAATGCTTATCCATCTGAGCTTCAGACATTCCCATTAGCCAAACCCTGCTTTCGCTTTTTCACAATGTCGCTCACGCTAGCAGAATATCCACCCTCAACCGCCTTGTTCCACTCCGCCTCCAACAACTCAACGGTGGGGGCTTCCAGGATTGCTGTAACAGCAGACTCAGACGCAACCTTTGCATCCTTCTTGGCGGGACCGCGCTGTGCCTTCTCCATCTCTTGACGGCTGGGGCGCTTCCCCTTAGCGTAATCGGCATTAGCCAGAGCCCTACCGATAGCTGACGTTTCAGCATTCTCTAATGCGGCTGTCCGGTTAGCTCCAGCCCCACCCTCAATCTCAAAGGCGAGCCCGGTAGCTTTGGGGCAGTTCGAGTGCTGGTCCTCATGGTCGGTAAATATCTGAGCCCGGACCACAAAGTATCCCTTGGCTCGGTCAGCCTCACCAGTCATTTCGTAAGTCACGATTCGACCATCTGGGTAGTCGCTGTAAAACGCACGGATGCGGTCCTCAACGAGTTCGTATTCATCTAGGTTGAAATTAGGCATTGCTTTTCCTCCATTCGAGTAGCCGGTCAGCTACGTCTATCAGTTTGCTTATCTCTGTGCTATCCCGCTCAATCCAAAGAGTCTTTGGCTCGAACCAAGCAGGAACCATGACACCATCTACCTCCTTACGCAAGAGCCACGCAAACAAGCATCGCTTTGCTCCGGTACAGAATAGTTGCCATTGGACTTGACGCCGGTAATGGATAGGAATGTGTTTCTCCTCACCCCAATCCTTGCCGGTAGTTTTGATTTCGGATATTAGCAGGTGGTCCAGGGACAGACCATCTGGGGTAGCCATATACATTTGATGTTCAGGGCTCGCAGATATCAGCCAGTCATTCGGCATAATCTGGAACTCATCCTTCACAAATGCGGCTATCACGGGCTCCATCTCTACCCCAAAGTCAATGTAGGGGTTCCCCTCGATAACATCTGACGGGGAGTGATGTATTGTTTCATTCTCAAAGCCCTTGGGGGTAGCGGCACGGGCAACTGTGGTCGCTGTAACGCCAAGTCCCCTCGCATCTAACCAACCCTGACGGCTCTGTGACGAACTAGCCACGAACCTTTGAATCTCAATCAAAATAACTCCTCTGGTAGGTAGTACGACATTTCCGTACTCATTAGTGTGAAACCATCGCTCAAGGATTTCGAGCGTTCAACTAGCACGGTGTCAGCTTGGTTAGCGTCCCCCACGTGCCGATTGTGGGTGTAATGAAGTAACTTGAAAACAAAGCAATCCGTATCATGCTCTATACGGACCTCCCAAGTTCCAGTCAGTTTGGGGTAGGCTCTGCGGTCCTTTTGTTCTGAACCGTCCCAGCCTCTTGCCCTATGCACTAGCTGTCACCTCCCAGACAATCGCTGTACGACCACTCGCCGTATTTGTACGTTTGCCGGAATCGCAGACCATCCCCAACTCCACAAGCTCAGAGCGCCGGGACCTAATCCCTGACTCTGAAGCGTAAGGGGCAGTTTTATATGCTCGATACGCCAGAACCAGTTCGTGGTCGGGTCGGGGTCGCTTGAGGCAACGCAGAATGTACGACTGTGTAGCCGTCACATCCCTTTCACTCTCTGCCGCCAAGTGACTTGTGAACGGGTCGGTATTTCTTGCCCTAGCCATTTAGAATCACCGCCAATAGAGTCAGCACAACCCCAAGCGCAAACGATATGGGGATAAGCGCCAAAACGGCAATGAAGTCCAGGTTAGTAATAACCCAGTGGTTAGGAGCCCG